CAGATATCCCGGATGCGGTGACGATGGATCTGCCCCTGGGCGTCGGTGATTTCAATCATCCGACTGTTCCACCGGCCAGTGGCATCCCACAGGGTGAGCCCAGGGGTAGTAGTCACCCGATTGCGCTCCAAGACCCAAGGGTCAGTGGCTACAACCGAAAGGGTGTCGGGCAGCCCAACAGGGTTGGCTGCGAGGATAGCTGCGGTATCCGGGGTCTTGTCCGGGAGCGTAGCAATCTTGAGCGTCTCTTCGAAGAACAGGAATGGCGCTTCTTGCGCCATCTGGAAGAGGGCCCGGTTGATGAACAGGTCAACTCGGGCAATCGCATCAGGCGATTGAGTTGGAGCCCAATCAGCTTGGGAGAAGATAGCGTTGCGGATTTCCTGTAGGTTCACTTGTTTCTCCGCTTAGCAGTCTACTCCGGATCCGTCCCCAGCACTCCCCCAGGCGCGAGCCCAGGGGAGTGTTGAGGTTGGATTGTTGGATGAATCAACCGCCGTGGCAGTCGATCCAACAGGTGGCGTTGGTCAGTGGCCCAGCAGCAGCGCCCACCGTACACCACCCAACAGTTTCGTTGGTAGTGTCGGTAATCGCACTTGCATTGGCGACGGCATCCAATCCTGTTCCAGCAGTAACTGCACCACCAGAAGTAACGGCTGTATCGACTGTCAGTACCGTACCATTCCCGGGAGTGACGAGCCCAATCCCGCGCTTCAGGATGAAGCCAAAGGAGCCCGCAGCAATAGCGTGCTGGGCGACACCCATGACGCGTTCAGGAGGTACTACCGTACCAGCCGCAGTCAACTCACCGAGGTAGGTTGATGCTCCATTGAGGCGCTGGATGATCTTTCCAGCACTCCAAGCGGCGGCAGCAGCCGCGTCATTCTGGACGTAGACCCAAATACGGGGTCCTTGTCCAGCGCGGTCATCGCCACCTGCGGAGGCAGGCTCTTCCAACTCGAACCCGAGGGGCGCGAGTTGATCGGTTGAAACAGTGGTGGAAACAAGTCCAGCAGCAGTAGTAGTCATGTCGTAGTCCTTTAGGGAATGGCTGCGCCAGTGACGACGCCGTTTGCACGAAGTTGATCGCAGTACATGCCCATGTTCAGAACGTACTCATAGCGCCACATGTCCTGCTCGGGAATCCGAATGGGACCACGAACGGCGAAGTCGCCCTTCGTCTCCATGCCCGAATCGTGGCCCAGCGTGTAGATGTGCCAAGTATCAGTCTTGAGCATGTAGATGACACCGTTGTTGGAGCCACCAGTGGTGAAGTTACCAGCGGTGATTCCGTCAGAGATTGACTGCTCCAGGAAGAAGTCTGCCTCCATGAACGGGATGCCTTGACGGAGTTGGGGGGGAGCCTTGTCTCCCTCAACCTTCATCACGCGGACCTGATCGTCCAAGTCGTCGATGTAGTTGAGGTAGGAAGTCTCGTCACCCAGCAGCAGGTCAACGGGGCCACTCGTCTTTGAGCCCTGGCGGCTCGCAGCGTAGTAGGCTTGACGCATCGTTGCACGGCCGTCCGTGGCGAACGAGGTGACCTGACCGAACTGGTTGTGCCAACCGGCGAGACCGCCAGCACCACCTGTCTTGAGCAGGTTGAACACCGTGTCGACCTGGGTGGCAGGAGGGGCGAACTCGAACACACCGTTCCGAGCAGTGCCCTGCGGGTTGTAGTTCTGGTCACCATTCAGAGTGAGGAAGCCACCGACGCCCGCAGTCGAGTTTCCGCCAGCAACCTGGTCAGAAATCCGCTCGTGGAAATCAGAGAGGGCCAGTTCGGGATAACGCTTGATAATCTTGGCAAGATCGTTCTCACCATTGGCTTCCGCCATGTCCTTTCCAGGAACATCAAACGCATAGATGAGCCTCGGAGCGAAGGTATCGCCGCGACGGGCGTTCTGTGCCCGACCACCAGCGATGACTTCCGAGCCTGTGAGTACTTGGGTCACAGTACCGGGCCCGTCAGTCACAACCACGAACTCGCGGAAGGGACCTTTCAGGGATGCCCGATCAATGTTCCCCTTACTAACAATACGCTCCATGAGCGGATGCCAGAGCGAGAATAGCTCCGAATATCCCGGAGCCAAGTCCTGCAACGCAGTTGCAAGGACATCAGGATTGATTGCCATTTGGGATTGTCCTTTGTGGGATTAGGAGCAAAGCTCCGGGTGATGAGGGGTGTGAAATCTACCGTTTTCCGCCCGAGTGGACCTTGAGTGCCCGCTTGGCGGCCATTCCTCGCATCTCATCCAGGGTCTTGGTCCCAGACATGGAGGCTTCGGCAGCAGCGGGGCGTGATCCGCCCGTGGCTCCGTTTGTAATCTTCGACGCAGGCCGAGGCTTGGACGCGGCCTTCTTGATTTCCTTGGCGACCGCCTGCTTGGCCTCAGTGGCCGCAGTTTCCTTGCCCAGGAGCTTAGATTGGGCTTCCGCAAGGCGATACGCGTACTCATCGGAGACACCATCCCGCTTTGCTTCGATTGCTACCTGAAGTACCTCTTCGGGGAGGTCAATCAGCTTGGCAGCGACATATCCGTCCCAAGGGCCGCCCAAATCGCCTTCTTCGGCCATGAATGCACCGAAGCGTTCCAGCTTGGCCGAGTCTTCCTTGATATGAGCGTGATGTTGCCAGAACTGCTCCACATAGTCTTGGACTGCTACGTCAGATAGCTCTTTGTAGTAGCCCTGAAGCTGCTCGAAGTCCGAGTTCCGATGTCCAAGCTGGCCACGCAGGTCTTCAAGCTCCGAAGTCATCTTCCCGATGCGGGGATCCTCTTCTTCGTTGAGCATCGCGGTGTAAACCGACCGAAGCTCTTCGATCTCTTCCTTCTGGCGAGAATAGTCCTGTTCAAACCGTGAACGGATGTGCCCAGCGCCCTCTCGGAAGTGTTCTGGGAGAGAAGAATCCACTCCATCCCAATCGGACCACGCAAATGCGGGAGTATCGGGGGTAGAGGCTGGCGAAGTCGCAGCAGCGGGAGGCGCACCTGCTGAAGACGACGCTACAGTACCTCCGGTAGGCGCAGAAACAGGCTCCACTACAGCCGCAGGGGCCGCAGGCGCGGGAGCGTTGGCGATCTCGTCGCTCAAAGTGCTTCTCCACCACCACCGAAGGCGCGGGAAGCAGCAGCGGAGCGCATATCAGAAAGAAGCCCGGCAGGAATCCCCTCTTCTGCACCCATCTCCTCTCCACCAGCCTCAAACTGCGTGTACAAGTCTTGGAGTTCCTGCTTGTACTGCTCACCTTCGGGGGTTGTAGGGGCCCAGGTGTCAATCAAGCCCATGACACCCTCATCCAAAGAGGCATACTCCATCGGAGCTTCCTCTTCCCCACCCTCGTAGGGCATTTCGCCCTCTTCGGCAGCCATCTCGCCTTCTTCGGCGGCTTCGGCTCCCATTTCAGCGGCTTCTTCGCCCATAGCCTCGTCGGCTGCCCCTACATCCTCAAACTCCGCTTCCATTTCGGATTCTTCGTCCTCGGCGTAGGGCATGTCGTCGTTTTTGTCGGCCATTGGCGTATCTCCCTGAAAAAGTTCTACCCAAGTACACTTGTCTCGTCAAGCATTGCTGAAAATCTTCCCCTCTCCACGGGCGATTTTTTCATGTTTTGCCGTTTCAGCCTTCACTCGACGGCCTCGGTCCTCGTGATCATCGAATCCGAGGCGCTTCGCTGACACGTCCGCCCGGGCGCGGGCATTATCCTTGAACGCAGTGAAGGAAGAGTCGTTCGGGTCTACGATTTTCCGATCAGGACGACCCTCGAAATACCTTCGCATCTCCGACCTGGAGGTGAATGATTGCCCAATCTGGTCGATGACCAGTGGTTTGGAGGGCATAGGCCCAACTGTGGGTACTGCGGAGATGATTACCTTCGCTTGGAGCCCACATTCGGGGCAAATGAGCCCATCGGACTCGTATTCGTGGACCTTCATCACGTCTTCGAAGCGCCCGCAGCCGTGTCGGCACTCTCCTTCGTACAGTGGCATAACTATTTCCCCTTGATCCCTTCTGGAAGACTGAACGGAGCGCCTCCGAAGCCCGGCATGGGAGTACCCGCCCCTCCGATTCCATTGGGCGGAAGCGGAACTTCCGTGCCCGGAGGAAGAGCCCCGGTCGCTCGGGTATCCTCTTCGGATAGCCCCTCGGGCATTGGCGGGGCCATGCCCATGCCCGGCGCAGCTTGGCCCATCTGGGCCTGGGCCATCATCTGCTCTTGCTCCAACTCTTGGTCGCTCTTGAGAACATCATCCATCTGGAGCAGTTCAAGCAACTTCCTGGTGAGACGCTGCTGGTCTACAACTGCGCTCTCTTGGAGCAAAGGAAAAAACTGGCTCAAGTTGCGAAGCTGTACGAGTCGATTGTTCTCCGTCGGAGAGTAGGGCACCGCCTCGTAGTCGTACTCAAGGGGTTCCTCCCCTCGGGCAGACAGAACTTCACGCGCCATCATTGATGCCCGGGTGACCTCAAGAGACTCAAGCGAGCCCAGAAGACGGATGGGAAGCACTTCCTCTTCCGAGAGGAACTCTTCGTAGAGCCCGGTGATAGCCTTGGACTGCCAGGAAACCAAGTCGTAGATTTCCTTCATCCGACGACCATTTCTTGTCCGGGTCGCCGTGTCCGCCAAGGCAACCTCGGTTGCAACATCCGTCACACCGACCACCCCACGGCTGTACTGTGGAATGCCCAGGATGAACTCGATGATTTGAATACAGCGATCCCGGCTGGCGATGAACTCCGGAGAGAGGCTGGGCGTCTGTGTGTGCCCGATAATGTCCCCGATTGAGGCGTTCGCCTTCCCACTGACTTCGACAATGGAGCCCGGGTTGGTGGCGTCTCGGAACTGCGAGCGGATGTGCTCGGGGTTGTCCACCAGCCCAGTGTTGAGAAGCGTGACCGGGATTGCCGTTTGGGCAAACCAGAGCATCAGCGTATCCAACTCGTTCAGGCGCTCAAGCACAGGCTTGATAAGCTTCACGTCCGAGAGGCCACCGATATCGCCCAGGTTATCATTGAAGGCGAGCATCGTGAAAGGATTCCGCACGAAACGGTACGGAAGCTCGCCCTCAAACAACGGTTCATCCTGGTCTTCCAGGTAGTGGTAGTACCGGCCCTCGCCCGAGAAGTCGTAAACCTCGTAGACCGTGACCCACTCAAACACGTCCCGGCTCGCGGTGTTGACCAACGAACGGTCCTGCTGACGGTCCCGGAGCCATTCGGGGTATGACCCGAAGTCGGCCTTTTCGCCTACAACAGGGTTGTACATCGTCTCGCCCTTCGCGTCGGGCGTCATCCGCTCCTCGAAATCAGCCTGGGTGAGAACGGTCACCTCGATGAGATACCGAATGTCTTCCCAACGCAGGGCGCTCATATCAAACCAGACGTAGCGCGGGTCGATGTTGAGGAAGTCAGGTGCCCGACGGCGGAAGTTCCAGACCGACTTGACGAAGGCCCGAGGATAAATGGAAGCCATCGTCGCTGCTCGCCAGATGACACGATGTCCGCTTGTCCGACGGAGCGTGTCATTGATGAGGGCTTCGCGGTACTTCGCCGCTTCGTGGAGTTCCCGCCGTCGGGCGTTGACTGTTACTTCCGGGTTGGCCGGAGAGATGTTTGCGACCATCGTATCGACGAACGCATACGGATAGTTCGTCTCCAACGAGAGGTCATCCTCTTCGTAGAGAAGCCCGCCCGAGCCTTGGGGCATATCGCTGGCAAGCTGCCCCGCATCGCTGGTGTACCAAGCCCGGAGGCGGTCCCACTCCCGCTGGTCGATTTGGGCTTTGCCCTTGTGAGTCTCGATGAGACCTTTGACTTGCTTCTTGTCGAGCATCATTATTCCTTAGCCATTGCCTTCCTAATGGCATCTTGGCGTTGCTTGTGCAATGGATCACTTGCTCCCAAGTATCCCCATCCGCTCTGGATGGGCTGCTGGGAATCTTGCTCAAAGAACTCCACAGCCTCTTCGTCCGGCGCTTGGGTTTGGATTTCCGCTTGAATCTGCTCCATCGCCTCGCGGCCCCGCTCCTTCCGGAGTGTGCCCGGCTCGTCAAGACCAAGCGCCTCTTCGGCCGCCTTGGGCAGAAGAACCCGGCCAATAGCGCGGCCAGTTTCTTCTGCTCCCTCTGCAACTTGACGCGCAACTGCTCCTGGCCCCTCCTCCACTGCTTGCTTGGTCATACCATAAGCTTCGAGGGCGACAATCGGGAGGGTCGCATAGTTGAGAACTTTTCCCGCAGTTCGTATGCCCCCCCGCACTTTGGCGAGGCGTTCCAATGAAAGGAACTGGCGCTCCGCTGTGAGGCGCAACTGCTTAGCCCGAGGGAGATTGCCGGCGTCCTCGGCTGCCCTCGCGGCCTCCATCAGCCGATCCCCATCTCGAACGGCCTTTGCAACATCCGGGGCGCGGAGCATTTCAGGTGACTTCGCCTTGATCGCTTCATAGGCAGTCCCCGCCTGGGCTTTTACAGGAACCTCTTTCAACCAACGCCCAACAGGATCAACACCCTTCGGGGGTGGCTTGCCCGGGGTGGGCTCCGGCGCTGGAAGCGCGGCCTTAGCCCGAGGGGTTTGAGGCGCAGCCTTGGTTTGGGGAACTACCTTTGCGGGAGCCTGTTTGACAAGGCCAGTTGGCTTGTCCCCAATCTTGTCTGCGATATGCTTGACGGCGTTGTCCCGCTTACTCCAATACTGTTGAATCCCACGGACGATTGGGCCATGCTCCTCTGCTCCGGGGATCGCATATCTACTCGCATATTTGAGAGATTCGGGAAAGGGAAACTCGGTGGAAGCGCCAGCGTTTCCCACTTTGATCCAATCAAAGTTTTCTTGGATAAAGACCGCCCTTTCAAGAATACGCAAGATACTGCGTTGCCGGTCTTTCCAGAGACGGGATGTGTCTGCCGCTATCTTGGGGATGGTGTGAACATCCTCAATCGCATTATCCCAAGCAATCGCTGAAGCGAACTCTTTTTGGGGATGCGCGGGAAGATCAATCTCGTTTCGGAGAGGCTGGAGATTCTTGAGGAAGCCGTAGAGCGTCCTGTTGTATTTGATCGAACGCTCCGGGACTTTCTCATCCCACGTCTCCCAGCCCGCCACAACTGGAATCTCAAGAATGT